GGTACATGACGTCAGCCGAAATTGATTTTTTTGGGGGAATTATCTGCCCAACCCCCAAACCCGCAAAATAAACTTCGTCGACGCAGAGTCGATGGCGCGTGGCTGGGTTTTGTGGTGGTCCGGCTGGTCGGCTGGGTTTTACTGTGGCCCGGCTGGGTTTTGCGGTGGCCCGGCTGGGTTTTGCGGTGGCCCGGCTGGGTTTAGGCAAACTAAAGTGAAAGGGCCAAATTAACAACAAGCCCCACTACGCGCCCACCACACGCGCCCACTACACGCCGCGCCAACTGCGCGCTGTGCTAGCGCCCTTCTTCCGGCGCTGGCGGTTGCGCTGTGCCTTGGACAGCACCTCGGGTTGCAGCACGCCTGGTTGCCCAGTTGCTACACTCCCCTCGGATGGGGCTGGTTCCTGTATCACTTGGGGCTGGTCCAGCGGCCAAGAAGTGCGGCCGGGCCACCCGCTCTCGCCGCAATATCCGGTTGTCTCGACGTGCTTGCGCTTAAACGCCGCCGTCGGTGGCGTGCCGACCGACGACGGCGTCTTGTGACCGATCTTTGGTTCCTCGCCGGGTCCCAGCAGCTCGTCGGGACCGTCCTGTGTCGTTGGTTCGAGGTGGAGCACAACGCTTCCGGGGTTTGCGATGGTCGCCTTGACAAGTCGGTCCAAGACGTCGTCGTAAAGCTCCAGCACAGGACCACAATCGCAGACGAATTTGTTTTCGTTGGTCCGGCAGATGAGCGACTTCCCCGCATGCACGTCCCACGGGTGCGGGGGGCGGGTTATTGTGCAAAAGTCCGTGGCTTGCATGCCCTTCGGTAGACCACGCGACATATTGGATTTGGGCTACCGTTGAAACCGCAACGCGCAGCGGTGGTCCACCTCCAGCTGATTCCTGTGCGCCACAATTATGTGGAAACGTAGTCGGAGTGAACAGGGTGCGAGCGGTCAGGTAGTTCGACGCACGTATAGCCGGTGGCGGTAGGTGGTGGCGAAGATGATTGACTGGATCGACAGAGTCGCGCGACGTATGGCTGGTGGGACGGAGCGGCGGCGGGAGAAGGATCGTTGCGGAAGACGGACCGTTGCGGAAGACGGACCGGCGGCGGGAGACGCTGCGGGGGGGCGGCGGCACAGGGGCCGGCGGGAGACGGACCGGTGGCGCGAGACGATTGACTGGATCGACAGAGTCGCGCGACGTATGGCTGGTGGGACGGAGCGGCGGCGGGAGAAGCCCGGAAGACGGACCGGCGGCGGGGAAGACGGACCGGCGGCGGGAGAAGCCCGGAAGACGGACCGGCGGCGGGAGACGGACCGGCGGTGGCGCTCTAACCTTGTCTGTTGTATAAAATGGCCGGCGCATATAATGAGTACGCACTGACAGTACGCATTGACTGGTACAACAGTTACGACAGTTACGACAGTTACAACTAGATTTTGAAAAGTTGAGATGAATTTGGCATTACGATTTTGAAAAGTTTAGATGAATTTGGCATTACGATTTTGAAAAGTTGAGATGAATTTGGCATTACGATTTTGAAAAGTTTAGATGAATTTGGCATTACGATTTTATTTTTGAGGAAAAATTTTGAAAGATGAATTTGGCATTACGATTTTATTTTTGAGATGACTTTGGCATTCCGACTTTTTTAATAATTTTGAAAACTTGAGATGAATTTTGCAAGTGTAGAAATTACCAAGAACAATTCGGTCAATTGTGACGTCCCAGACACGCCAGGACACCCGGGCGGTTTTTCGTGAGGTAAGAAAAACGGCCGCAAAATGCACTGAGCCAAAGCAGAAAAAGTTTGTTTGATCCGTTGGAACGCACTGAATGGCCTTATGAATGCCCATACGCCGCCGTCGACCCCCAACTACGCGGCCTATTGAGTACTTATTCGTGGCGACGTTCCTGCGATACATCGCGCTTCTGTCATATGGGAAGACACAGTCAAATGCCACCCCGGTTCCCGCATATATGCGGATTGGAACAGTTATGTTGCACAGCACCGGCACACGCCCTCTACACCTCTAAGATAGAGACCGCGCACGGCAAGCGCTTCTGCGGGCGACCGAGGTGCGGGTAACGCTGCCCAATCAACGTTAGCTTGCATGAGCGACGTCGATACGCCTTCGTGCGGCAACTGGAATACGTGTCCAAAAGCGTGCGCAGCAATAACCGATAGTCGAGTGGTCGATAAATGAACGGCTTGAGAGTGGTCAAAACAAACAGAAAGCGTCCTGGGACACACACGGACACAAGGACGACTTGACCGAAGCTCGTAGACTCCCGAACCAACTTGGACGTGCTTTGTCCATTTATCATCAAGGGGAGGCGCCTGGGCGACAATTAGCTTTCGCCCCGCACTGGCGAACACCGACTGCCACCATTGAAGTGCAGCTTTGGTTGCAATGACCACCGGCGCAATTGGCTGCATTTGCGTCTGAAGCTGTTCTAAGTCTATTGGGTGACGCATGCTGTTCGTAAAATGCACGTATACGGTTGTATTTTTAGTTATCTTTTGCGTCGCAATCGACGGGGCAGGGTATAAGACAAGCACGGCAAGGCAACAAGCAATGACGACGGTTACGACCACGACGCCCAATGTTCGCATCGGTTTTCAAACGTATGATTAAAATAAACGAGAGCAAGTAAACCAACCGCTCGGCAAAACATATGCGGATGACGGCCATAATGTTGACCATCATAATGGTCGTTGTTGTTGCGCTCGGCATCGAATGGTGCGGTGAGTACGCTGTAATGCAAGAGGCTAAAACGAACCCAAATCTGCAGAGAATAGGAAATCACATCGTTCGGTCAATAGCGGAGTCTCAAACGCGCTGGAATCCGTCGACGTGGACTAGCGCCGCGGAGTACAGCGACTCATGGAAGCGTATGCGCAATGCAATGAAGGAAAAAATGTTAGACCTGAGCGTAGTGCCCGACGCCAACTACGCCGGCACGGCGATCGTGCATTTTCGTTGTTCGGACGTTCCGTTCATTGACATGCCCGAATACCCATTGCAACCACGCGCATACTTCAAGTTTGTAGCAGACTTCTTGATGAAATACAACGACGTTTTACACGTGCTAATCGTAAATTGCAACAAGCACAATTGGCACCAACTTTCGCCGCTGTGTCATTCGTATGCTTACAACATTAAGTCTTGGTTGCAGGAGTACTTGCCTAACATACCCGTGGACGTCGATTTGGCGTGCGAGACGCAGAAGATGTCACTCGAAAAAATGCTGGGCAGTCACACGCTGATTTCGACCGGAGGTAGCTTCTCTTTTGTTCCGGGCATACTCAAAGGGAAACGATTCGTGACACCGTATTTGGGAGGGTCAATGCAACCGTATCATAGCAACCTACACAGACTGGTGCATTGGACGATGTGGGATTCAAACGCACCTGTTCATTCGTCGAACTACGAGCGGTTCAACTACTCGGCCACTTAATATAAGCGGGCACCGAAGACCATTAAGATCAATTCCCGGAATGCGCCTAACTGGTCTACAAACTTCGGATACCCTATGATGTTTCGCCACGCCCCGCCCAGGCGTGTGAAGTAGGCGTCCCATTCTCCCGACCCCATTGCAACTGCCCAGCTCTGGTATTTTACGTTCACCGTTGTTCCAGAAACTGTCGTTTCCTGTCTGAGTGCACAGAACGAGGTCTCGAACGCTTTGGTCAGCACGCCAAGGACGGCTTGCTCGCCGTGGGTCCGAATTGTGGACTTTAATTCAGTAACAGGGGAGGACGCAAGCGTTTCTGCGGTTGTGTGCTGCTTCGCATGAGTTACAATATACGGAAAGGTTTCGCAGATAAGTATTCGACCGTAGTTGCAGAACCACACGCGCACACAATTAATAAATAGCATGACCTTACCGGCCCGTACATTATCGTAGACAATGTTTGGCAAGCAGCACGATAGGCACATGATAACAATAAGGTATAATGCACAATGTGCGCCTAGTTTTGTTATCCGGCAGACAGTTCGCGCTAGGGACGCCACAACAAATGCTGATTGGTAAATGCCCTTCACGATCACTTTGAAAGTGCGCAAAACCGCATTTGTAAGGCGACTGATCACACGGTAAGTGCTAGATTTAACTCTAGACGTCGATGACCAGCCGGTCATTGACATCTGTTCTCGATTTGTGTCGTCGGCCTTGCCGGGGTTGTGCTTGAATTGGTAGGCTTTACAATCTGGCGCCGGCTGGTAAGCATTCATCAAAAGAAGCGCCGATACCGCTCCCCAATCGCCTTCGTCGAAGTCAAGCAACGCCGCAGGGTTATTTATACCCGATCTGAAAGCGACCGGGGAAATTGCTGCGATATTCGCCGCTCTTTCGATCTTCATCAATAATAATAACTGGTGTGGTTCAAAAAAATCTTCAACATATGCCACGTATTGTTGGTCGTTTGACGAATAGTTTTTTTTTTCCCCAATAAACCGAGAAATGCTTCCAAATTCTGTTAGTGTGCCGCCCGCTTTATTGAGTGCGTGCTCAATCACCTTCAACACACGTAAAAAGGCAGAGGACGAAATCGTGGGTTTTGTCGACACGCACGGACTCACTAAGTTACACAGTCTCGTAAACTGCGAAGGCGTGAGCGTGTTCAATCGACCAAAGAAGCACGAGATTATGGTTGTGATGGCCATGTTGTCGTTAAGCCTCGTGCACAAAATTACGCCAGATGACTTTACCGCTTTGCTACGGAGCGTGGCGTTAGCATAGGAGTAAAAAGAAAGATATTTTAACAAAACAATGCAACGACAAAGGCCACTTGTATTCATTGAGTCAATATCCCTTACTTATGATTTGCGCGCCATTGAGAAAGACATTTCACGCACTGTACGGATGACCCTACTTAATATCACGGACGAAGACGTCTATACGATGATGCGTGCACGGTTTCCTTCGATACCCGCCCCGCATGACACCCATGCTGTGTGTGTGCCCTACGGCATCACATGGGGCGACATTGCGACGGAAATGCAGCGGTCCGGGCGTGGTCAAGTGCGGACCGCATGAACGAGACGGCGAAGGTTTTGCATCGTCGGGTGCCAGCTTGTGTTTTGCTGTAAAGTGTTTTCAATGTCGACCTCGAGCGTGTGCTGCAATAGAAACAAATGTACGTCGATCACGTCCGAGACTTGACCGATGCGGCGAATCCGGCCAATTGCCTGATTGCGAAGCGTATCTGATATCACCGGTTCACAAAATATAATTGTTTTTGCGCTTTGCAGGTTGAGGCCGGTACCAGCAGTCTTCAGGTTCAACAGAAACGCGCCCTGTCCGTCGTATGTGTCAAACTCGCGCAAGTTACGGTCACGTGCATGCCTGCTCATGCGCCCTTCGATTACGAAGGTACGAATGTTCTCAGCGTCGAGGAGTTGCTTCAAGATGCGCAATGTGCTCTGAAACTCCGAGAAGACGAGAACCTTCTCGGTCAGACTGCTTATCTTGCGAACAATCGCAAACAGTTTTGAATTTACATCGACAGTATTGTCAATCGGGACAGAGAGCAGCTGGAGCGCTGTCCATTCCATTCGTTGTCGGCACAGTGGACATGTTCGACAACTTGCCATGCACGTTCGCAGGCAGCTTAGGCAGAATTTGTGATCACAAGGCGTGAGAACCGGCGTATCAAACGGGTCCAGGCATATTGCGCAGTAATCGTTGTGAATGGTCTCGAGGATGGGTTCCGGTTCCGGGTGCATCGGCGGAAGTTGATTGACATTTATGTCCTTGAAACTGGCGCACGACAAGTGCGATCGCAACTGATTAAAGTGCAACAATGCGTGGGCCGGCTGGTACGCAACAGAGGAGATGATCATGCGCTTGCGCGTCAGCAACGCATCGTACTGCGACGCGTCACTATTGTTTAGCTGCACAAAATGTTTGTGGTACCTCAGCGTGTTGCCGACCGCCTGGTCCACCTGGTCGCAGCTGTGCCGCCGGGAGATTTTTTTGAGCAGGTAACCCATTCTTGAGTGACGGCGCGAGCCAATTAACAAGTTTTGGCTGACATACGATGGAGTGGTTGGGATTGGCAGGCTGAGGAACGAGAGCTGTCGCACCAGTGTAGTCGGCTGGTTTCCGGGAGTTGCGGTTGCGCACCACCGGGCTCGAGTCTTGATCACTTCGAGCGCATTGCGTGTGTTTGCACACATTTTATGGCTTTCGTCGACAATAATGCGTGAGAAAGGCATTGCGAAGAAAGTCTCAATTCGCGGGTCGGTGCTGGTCAGCTGCTGTGCCTGGCCAGCATTGAGTGTGTGTTGCTCTTGAAGACTAATTCGGTGCTTCTCACGAAGGGCAAAATCGCGCGAAATGATGGTGAAGGTGGTGACGATGACTGTGTATTGCGACAGTTTTTCGATGTCTCGAATGCGTGTCTGGCCGTAGTACACGTACATCTTCATATTAAGCTTTGTCGCCTCTTCTTTCCACTGTGACAGCACACTGAGCGGAACTACGACGAGCGAAGTGCCAGGCGTTGCTCCACACAAAGCAAGCAGACTTCTCGTCTTTCCAAGGCCAGTGTCGTCGAGCAACATACCGCCGCCGTAGTGCACCTCGGATGGATGCAGCGTGGTAGCAACTCGAAAGATTTGCATACAGGGGCAGTACTCGACCGATTCGGCTTGACCTTGCGTCGTCCGTAGGCTGATGAACGGGAACCATAAATTGGTGCCAATGCGCTGCTGCTCGCGCTGCAACATCCACCGCACATTGTTTTCCTGATGCGAAAGCAGGGCTGGATTATGCTCGGCGCTCTCGGCGGCGTTTTCGTTTTCATCGGTATTGTCCTCCACGTCAACTAACGCACGTTTCATAAGCACGTCGACGGGTGGAAAGAATGACCCGACCACGCCCATGTCGAACGATCCAAGCTCAGAAATTGAGCGCATAAGATCTGGTGTATTTGCGACAAAACACCCAAGGCTGTTAGCCTTGCACAAGATGCGATTTAGAGGGATTCGCACGGCTTGGTCGTTGTACAAGTGAAAACGCTCACTGTTAAAGTTTGTAAACATCTTTGTAGACAGTGCGTTTCGATCTAGATAGACCTCGATGTTGAAGGTGACCATGAACTGGTTGTTGCGCACCTCTGCATGTTCAGGGTTGACGACAAACACCCTGGTCGAGAACACGTGGCGGTCTCGCGAGTCGATGCGAACCCGAGGCGGATAACCATAACCAGTCGCCATCATCTGATCGGTGTGTAGCATGGTGACAATCTCGTGGTGTTCTTCTTGGGCGTTACATATGCTCATAACACGCACTGTTGTCACCATTCCGTTAGTTTTAAGGGTCGAAGCAACCGAAAGCATAGAGACTAAGCCCTGAATTGTTGTTATCTGGCAAACGGCGTGGTAAATTTGGTCGATACTGTGGTAGTTGCGATTATTTAGTGTCACGGTCAGTGCATCGTCCAATATAGAACACTGGCACATGATAGGGAGACAAAACACAGGCAGCACGCTGACATTATCGCCTTGCATGTGTAAAGCTCGATTATTATGCTTAATAATTTAGTTTTCTTCTTTTGAACGGGGAGTGCCATGTCTAACAAACCACCGTAGTAATTTAGCACCATGACAGGGTTTACGTGCTTGCGATGTGGCCTAGCAGTCGCACACTAACCGCTCCGCAAACACGCTGTCTAGCTCCGTGTCGAGTATATAACGCATGCACTTATGATCTGCATAAATGCTCACCTTTTCGCACGCAGAATCGAACGATGTACACCCACACTCCCAAGCCGTAAGCTTAGGAGACGCAACAATAGCAGCCTGTGACATTTTTAGGTTCCCACATAAGATCTTACAAGTGTCTTGTAATAGATAAGACATTTTACGTCACTACTTTACTGACGAAAAAAACGACTTCGAAAAGTGAATATAATTAGACGAGACACTCAAAATGCAGCATGACTCGCTCATGTGGGCCGACGAGCTCGGTATGGACTACGCACAGAACACCACCATTTTTGAATCAGACCTGAGTGACTGCGACTTTGAGCAGATTATTGAGGCATCCATCAATATAGGTACCATTGACATTGAAAGCATAGATGACGCGGGACTAGTGCCGGTCGATGCGCAGGTGGCACCCGACCCACAAATCGACCCGACAAGAAACGCCACCCGGTTAGCAGAACAGGCAACTGCGCCGAACCCGCCGAAGCGCAAGTACGATCGGCAGAAGTCCCGGCAAAGCCGAGCAAGAAATCGATTGATTCGAATGGAAGGCATTAAACCGCCGCCTCCGTACCAACCGAAGGACGCAACACTCATGCTCGACGGCGACCGGCTTGTGTACTGCAAAAAACGGAAGTACGAGGCGAGCGGTCGCTACGTCGGCGCCAATGTTAAGAATGGCGGCACTACGCGCCAATTCAAAAAGCACCCCCTCAAATACATGCAACAGACCTCGAAGTTTTTCGAAGCGAGCACAGTGCCTATCAAGAAACGTCGTCAAAAGCGCGCAGGCGTGCAAGCGCATTGTGCGCAAGCGTCGACGACGAACGAAGGTGTGCTTTCGGGACCAGATGAATGTCCTGTTGACGTACCGTGAATCCGGTTGGCCGCGGCATAACTTTTGTGCCGAGTGGAGTCGATTCACGGCGCAGTTGATTCTCCTCGATAGGCTGCCTACTTGATGCGTGCCTGTGTGAACGGTGCATCCGGTCCTGCAAAACTACTGAAGCGCGCGGCATGTGTGCACCTTGTGCATGAAGCGTTCGAGCCTCCGTATGGCCGTGGTTGAAGGGTATTTGTCCTGAATGGCCATACGTCGCGGACATCCGTATTAAGAGCGCCTGGCGGACCCGGTGAACGCTGGCAGCGACCAGCGCCTCGGCTGAGTTTGCGCCCTGCCCCACGAGCACTTTCTCAAACTCTCTGGTTAGTTCAAATTGCAAGGCCCTGACGCTTTCCGTGTATGCATCAGTATTAGGGGCAAGCGGAGCATGCCTACTTTGTTGGTTCGACGAGAAAAAGCGAAGCATTTGCAAGCCTTGTTGCACAGGTCCGACGAGAGTGTCAAAATGAAAGATATTGTCGAAAGGTTGATCAATCAGAGCATGATTTGGATTTTGAACAGCTGATAGCGAATTTCTAATTACAGCACTCGCCTCGAGGATGAGTTCTGAAGAGCCGACGCTTGCCATACCTTTTCGTTAAACACCCCATTATAATTTTAGGAAAAAAAGTCATTGGCGGCCTTATCCAGCGGCTCGGCACTTCGCTCGCCCTTATAAACTGCCGCCCTGCCATCTTTACTTACGAATATAATGGTCGGGTAACCCTGGATTGCTTCGCCGATTGGGGAGCCGTACGCTGCCTCTCCGATCCGCGAGTTGCGCAGCGTTTGTAAGTTTTCGCCACCGGCATTGAAATTTAACGGCACGATTTGTGGATGTTTAGACAACCATTGACTAGTAAACTCTTCGTAAACTTTTGAAAAGTCTTGACAGTGAGGGCACCACTTGGCGAAAGCGTTAATTATCATGTCCTGTTTTCCCACGTAACGTTCAAGCGCTTTTGTTGACACGAGCAGCGGACGATCAGTAGTTGTGGACTCATTAGACGACGGGTACTTTTTATTCATACGTGTCCTTTCCTGTCAGGCACATTTTTTGTTCTCTTTTATTAACAATGAACTATAAAATAATAGGAGTGTTTTTCCTCGTAGCTTTCATGCTGGTACTGAACGTACTTATGATTGGAACACGAATGAAGAGACGGTCGTTGGGAACCATCAAAACCACCAGTTTAGCTTCCGGTAGCTATCCGATAAACAGCACTTATGAAGGATACAATCCGTTTTGCAGCAGGGACGCGGACTCTGGTAAAAACAAATGCGGAGACATGCAGTGCGACCAAGACGTGCAGCAGACCTGTGCAAACAGTTCAACGTACCCGCTTAGCGTTGAAGTCAGCTACTCTGGTACCAAGAACAACGATACATACAGTATTACAAAAAAGGAAGTTCGATCTATTGTATCGAGAACTAACCAGATGAACTTGTACAACGCAAGCGACTCATACCAGACCATACCGCTCGGAGAGCACGACTCGCTAGATCTATGTGGAGTGGTATCGCAAGCACATCCGGTAAGGACGCCGTGGGAAACTGACTCTTTTGATGTTTCGATGAAACGTACTCTAACCTTCGTTCAGTGCAGCGCAGATTTCTTAGAGTGGTACGATTCGTTCACGGACTCGAGCGCCAGCGACGTACACCACCGTGTACTCCAAGGGCTGAACGAAGGGAAGTGCGAGATTACAAACACGTGCGACAAGGACGATCTTGAGTGTGACACCGATATGGGTTACCTCGGCACCGACGGCACCGTTACAGTCATCCAGGCTCTTGGCGGCGACGGCGCATACGCCGTGTCACCCATAGACGTCCACAAGTACCAAATACCACGCAAAGTTAGGTTTCCAAATGTTACGATATGCGGTCATACCCGTACAAGAGTTGCTTCGCAAGTGAGCAAGTGGACAGGTACCGTTAGCCGTCATGAACCTTTTCCAATTGATTCAGTCGATTCTGATAACAGCCGGATTGATAGCAAAGACGACGTCAACGGCCGGATTGATAGTAAAGACGACAGTCGTGCTGACCAGGCAGCTAATAGTGTTACATACAGTCGTGCTGACCAGGCAGCTAATAGTGTCGTCGCAATAGATAACGCTCTCAAAAGCACCTCGATAGGCGAATATTACACCTATTCCAACCAGTATGTGACATATTTTAACACAGCAGTTCCTTTCGTGCTCAAATCTGTTGTGGTTCACGCAAACCGCACGTCTGCGAGTCTTGGGGTCACTCCGGCAATCGCTCTCTTCCAAGCGGCATCCGTATCACTAGGTGCAATTGTACACGGTACACCAATTGCGATTCAGCAGGTAGAGTGGCAAAATGCGGACAATCAAAGGCTGGAGCTTAACTTCACACTTAGCGTCGCAAGTAATTACTACCTTGCCTTTGTCGATTTTAACAACATCCAGAATGTGATAGGACCATCACTGTGGCGCGACTTTGACTACAATGTACAGACACTGTACCCGCGCACATTCTATATCGATTCGCAGCAGATCTACTCGATGACAAGAACAAACATGCCGAGCACCCCGGGTAAGTACTATTATTTCTTTTACGAATGGGAGATTGTGCAAAGCAATTAGGCATCTTGCATAAATTCGAGCTCAGCTTGCTTCACTTCGTAGGAAGACAAGTCGTCGACCTCAATGACCTCGCCAGGTTCCTCGTCGTTTAAAAACGAATCTGTGTTGGCTTGGTCGAATAATGGGGAAGGTGGTGCACTGTGCGCGTCTGCGTCTACTGTGCGCTTCGACGTGCGTTTCCGTTTTTTGGGCTTTCTCCGCTCAACCGCAACGCGGGCAATAAGGAATGCGTCAGCTAGGTCGTCACGCTTTTTCCCGGCATCTTCGAAAAAATTGGACCATAAGTCGTTCTCGATAAGTGCGCTTACTTTGGCAACTGCGTTCTTCTTACGCTGTGCGTAGGTGTCTCCCTCAACGTCCTTTGACTTAGCCCCGATGCTCATCACCGTCGCGTCGGGGGCACGAAGGGCGGTCCAAGTTTCTATGCAACTCTGTATGCATCGCATGCGATTATTTCCGTTATTCGTCCGACTACCATACGGTTGCGATTCAATTGCAATCACGGCGGACGAAGCAATCCACGCATATGCCGCTTCATCAATTTTGAGCGCGCATGCTCGAACAAGCGTGCTTATGGAGATGTCCTTGGTGTTTTCACCTTCCTGGGCACAGTTGATAAGCGCCCAGTTCAAAATCGCCCCGGTTTCGTCGAGCTGACAAACCGCAAGGTTCTTTACGCCGATGTCGATGCCAATTACACTCATCGTTTGTTTTTTGTTTTGTTGGTCGTTCCGTTTTAAAAATACACTTTGAAAAGTTTTGAGATAAAAGTTTTGAGATAAAAGTTTTGAGATAAAAGTGATTTTTTTGAAAGTGCCGCCGGTGCCTATTGCCGGTGCCTATTGCCGGTGCCTATTATGATTCAAATGCCACGAGCATCAGCGGAGTCACTTGCCACTCGGCTGTCGAAAGAGATACGCAATGCGCTCATGTATGACACAGAAGCGCGCCAAATGGGTCTGTTTGGTCAGTTCTTTCGCCAGTCACGCGATGGCCCAGTGATGAGTAGGTGGGAAAAATCGGCTGATTTCATACGACTGGTCCAGATCCTGTACACGCACGCCTTCGTGACCAGCAAACATGATTACCACGACGAGAACCTGCTATGCAAGGCGAAGGGGTTTCATAACCAACAGGGCTATAATAGTTCTACCTCGTCGTGGTGCAGCCACTATTTGCATCGCGGCATAATGGCACCGTCGCATGGCGCGTCGGTCAGCCTGATTGCAGCACAGACAGCCGGCTTGTTGATGAGCCACTCCGGTCCGAAGAATCCGTTTGGATGGTCGATGCCTGCATCGCAGCCGCAGGCCGAGACGGATGCACGCACTGACTTTGTGGTCGACTATACCGCGTGTAAGACCGAGCAGGATCAATTAGCCATTGCGACCAGCCTCTGGGGTGCGGCAAACATTCAGAAGCTTACCGGCAATTCATATTCGGCGTCATTTTTTACCGGCATTCTTGAATCGTCCGTGAAACGCTGCCTGCTGCCTGAAGGGTGGCGGCCGGGTATGATGGACACAGACATTGTCCTCACGCTGGGCAAAAACATCGTCGAGGTCGAAGATATCACTCCTCCAAAGCTGCTTGTCTGGGCACATCTGTTGCATCAGATCTCGTGCGGGTTCGCCGAGAGTATGAGGAGCAAGCTCTACGCACATTCTAAGCACACAGAGGATGAATGGGGCATGCTCAGCATCAAGTACCTGATCGTGCTCTGGATTGGTTTTATTCAATCCAATCTTGTAAGGATAGGCCACGGCCACAACGCAGACTACACAGACGGATCAAACGACGATGGCAAAGTAATTGGTGTCATTTTTCGCAACAAGCTCGAGGTGTTAAAAGGGGCACACAAAGGCACCACCATCTTGCACCTCGGCGACAATTGTGTTCAGGACATCTCAAAGGTCATCGGACGTAAAGTCTACGAATGGAGCACAATTAAGAACAGCTTGGATCAGAAACATTCGCCGTCAGTGAACTTCGCAATAGGTCGACCAGTGGACTCGTTTTCCAAGTATAATGCCACGATGAATGTCCCGATATCAAATTTGTCGTTCGACAATATAGTTGCAAAGTTGATCTGTCCCGTGAATACGAATAAACGCTCGTATTGGGACATTTTTTCTCCCTTCGCCTCTCGCACGTCAACGGCGAGTATCCCACTTATCCCAACCACGACCGATACAACCACTGACACGGACGATACAACCACTGAAACGACCACAACCGACACGACCACAAGTGTTCACTCGGGGAGTGGCTTCGATTTCGATGTGACAACGGATGATGATCATTCGTCAATTTCGTCAAGGTCGCGCACGCTGAGCGATGTGTACTGCGAGTCCGACGACCGCAGCAGCTTAAACAACGCTCGCTATATGACGGACAAGAACGGTAACGTCTACAAGCTCGTACCTGAGCTGACCAATCGCAATGTGAAAGTCTATTCACGGAAGGCCGAGCGCATGCCAGCACGCGAGAGCGGAGGACCGGACCATGGCATCGACGGCATTTCGATGATAAGCCTTAGCAGTGGATCATGTGTGACGATTTCAGATTGCAACGACGAATTTTGTGCGGTCATATGGCAGTGCACGACGAACGAGTCTTCGTACAAGCTGTACGATGACTTCGAAAAGATAGAGGCGCGGCTATGGGGTCGGTACTATTCGACAAAGCAGCACCCCTTTTGCGATCATCTACCGAACGAGTTTCACGATCGGGTGATTCGCAAGCTCTTAATCGTGACCACCGTGCCAGATCAAGAAACAAAGTCAACCATGCTTCACCCAAAAAACAGGAGGCAATTCTATTTGAAACAATTCGACGAAAACCTTCCGTACAAGCTCAAGGGACTGACACTCACGGCCCGTGACCACCCGTGGTTGTCAAACGACTGCACTGTTGATCACATGTTTTTCACGGCGGACCAAAGCGAATGTTGCGATACAAAAATGAATATGATGAAGCGAGGGCACGAGTTGGCGACTTGGCAGGACGAGGTGTCTGCTGTGCTAGGCGCTGTGCCACACAATCCGGCGCGCGATGTGAAGAGCATCGCAGAGTTCTCGCGCCAGTCAAAGAGAACAAAAACCGACACGAGTACCAACGGCACGAGTACCAACGGCACGAGTACCAACGGCGCAAGTACCAACGGCACGAGTACCAACGGCGCAAGTACCAACCAGACAGCTGGGTTTATCTTCGAGGGCTATGTGCTTGGCATCGTCAATGGTTTAATGCCAGAGTTTGTTGTACAGAAAGCCATCGATCGCCCTTCCGACGGGCGTTGACACTGCCATCGAAGAGCAAAAAAGTGCATGCGACTACCGCCTTTTGCGAGGCCGGCCTCCCGGTGCTGTGTACGTTCATTTTCCCTAATAACAAAAAAATGTTATAATAAACGTTTACGATGCTTCATGACAATTTGTGCAAAATCACGAGCCAAGGTGCCGTGATAGTCTTCGCTATCGGCGCTATTGTTACCCTCGTCATGTACTTAAGCGCTACGTTTTACATGGCAATGTCTGAGCCAGTAACCGAATCGACGAACAGAATGTCGCTGTTGTACGAGCGTGCGTTATCACGAGCATCGTTGCTGATCATGTTCGCATGTGCTGCGGTTGGTGGCCTAATTATGCTGTATGCGATGAGCTGGTACATGAAAAAGACAAACGGTCCTAAGCTCTACGTCGGACTACGGGCGCCCCCCGACATCGATCCCGACATCGATAACGAAGAAATAGTTATTGAGCACGTTTTTGAAAATAGGCAAGAACCCGTGACCGCCCCCCCGATAATCCCGGCACAAGCGTCACCTCCGACAGAGCCACTGATGGCTCAAAACTTGCTAACAGTACCATTATCGACTGACTGTTAAACCGATGCCTCACTGAATGCGTCGTTTGAGCCAACGATTGAAACCGCATCGACGTCGCTTTCACTTTCGGACGACTCGTGATCGTCGCTGTTGTTTTCAGACGACATGCTCGAAACATCGTCAACTGCTTCGTCCGCTTTATCAACAGTGCTTGCGTCGCTCTCGTATACAAGGAATTCGCTCATCCAAGGTATGGCGTTCACGGTCAGAGGTCCCTCAATTGTTAAAAAGAGCTCGTCTGGTGGAACGACGCCCGTAGGCCCGAACAAGCACACGGGATACTTCACGAAGTAATGACCACACAAACTCACATCGCCGCCAATCTTCTCACATATGAACCAAGTAAACTGCTTGTGCTGGATTTTCAAAAACCCGCTGTAACCCTCGCCGTCGATGCACAATTTTTTGTTCTTGAATTCGTAGCTCTGGCACTTGCTCCAATTAGCGGTTGGCTCGGCCTTGATAAGCACTAGGTTCATAGTGTCAACCTGTGGATGGTCGTCTTTACGAAAAGTGATTTTTTTTGAGGAAAAAAAATGGATACCATTCTGAAAGTTATCGAGGCCAAGCGTCGATGCCCAGAGTACGAGCTAGAGGCTCGTCTCGGGCTACCGGTTAACGGCAGCAAACGCTTCGAGAACGGTATCCCTCGACAAAAGTGGCACCGTATTCTTCGCTCGTTGTGCAAGCATGAAGGGTGGGCCTCCAAAACGGATTTTGCCACCCGTGTCGACTACTTCTACCCAAACGGCAACCGACTCAGCCAGACCTTCGGCGGCACCGATCCACCGTTGCTAATCAAAAAAATAAAGATTAAGTCTGCTGACATTCAACTTAACGACAGCGGGTTTTTGTGCCGGGTCGCTTGCGCAAACGAGCGTACGGAGGACTTCGATACGGTTGACGGCCAAGAGCCGACTTTTGTCAGGCTCAAGTATTGGTGCTCGTTTACGACATCGTCCGGTTTCCGTTTTGACATTAGTCGCGTGTGGAACGCTCCTACTTTGAATGACGCCCGGCAGATAGCATCTGAAGAAGAAGGTACTTTTGAAGTCGAAATTGAGCTTACTGATGCCTCTTACCTTGCCGCGCATGACAATACGCACTTCGTTGACTCACTACTCATAAAGATGAACGACCTCGTGGCGCAGTTCAGTTCAGAGCAGGCATAGGAGGGAGGAGAAAATTCCAAACAGGGCGGCCACGCATCCGGCAACGACGCTGTACACAAGCAGCGGCGGTGACCAGTCCACGGCACGCAAATCGGGTAGCCACAGAACCAGATGCCAGGCTAGGCTAATAAAGAATACTGCAGTAGCAAGGTTGGCCAGGACTGCCGATACGTCTCCGCCGTCCTTTGCCTCTGCGTACATGATGCCTCCAAAAAGCAGGCCGATGACAGAAATAGCCAAAGCGGTATAAAATATGAGCTGATTATGACCTTGGAGCGCGCCTTGTCGATTGGGAGCAATAGCCACAAGAGCAAAGCCGCATATGAGCACGGCGCTCGCAATAAGGAGCGACAACGCTACCTGATCGATTCGAATTTGTTTGTCTGACATGCGAAGAGCTTTGTCTGACATGCGAAGAGCAGAGGGTTTCTATAGTGAAACTTTCTTTCTTGTTGCATTTGCAAGCGCTTCACCGAGCTTCTCATGTGGCACGTACCCGCCAAATGACGCAACCGTGTACTGGTCCTGAACACGATCAATTACGACAGAATGCGGAAGTCCACGGAACGAGTCCATCCCCTGAGCGATCACTGGCCCCATCCCCTCCTTTACGTCTTTGCTGGCGTCAACAACAAAGAGAGTGCCGAGAGTCTTGTCATCCTTTTGCTTTAGCTCGTCGAGTACGGCGGTAAACTTTAGGCACCACGGGCACCGGTCGGACTTGATCACGACGGTTAAGCGCTCGCCAACTTTCAAATCCGTCACTGCTTGCACAACAACTGCAGGTGCGGTTGATGCGATTAGACTGGTCGGTTGCGGTGGCTTAGGATTAACCTTGGCCGGCGCCGGGCCGGCGGCTGGCGCAACTATTGGATTGCTCTTAAAATCTTGCGTCTTCTTGGCAACGAGCGCGGTTGGCTGTGTACCTTTGGACATTCCAAATGCGCTTATGCATGCCACCAGTAGCAGTGTGGCGGTAAGTGCAAGTATGAAAATAAGGGTAGAATCCATACTTCGTTTATCCGTAGCTTACATTTTTTATTGTGTTTTGTCAAAGAATTAAACGCAGCAATGGGCAATCGCAGGTTGAATGTAAAACCCTCACTCTGGGGTCCGATGACGTGGAAAATGATGCACGTTATGTCTGAGTCTATGCCAGAAACGCTCACGGCAGACGAGCAAACCGATGTAACAAAGTTCTTTCGGTCGCTCGTAACGATTTTGCCGTGTCAAAAATGTCGAGAGCACCTAGCTCTTCTATACGATACGGGTTACTTTCCACAGGTTGACACTAAACAAAACATTAAACAATCGGTGTTCAAGTTACACAACAAGGTGTCTGATGACCTGGGCAAGCCCATACTCGAAAAGTTGCCAGACCTGAGCACATTGTTGGCGTCCACGGGTAATAACGTCACTGCACTGCAACACGTCGGCGGTGGGGAACTCCTACGGCTCTCTGTGTGCGTCGTTGCAGGTATCCTAATTCTCTTTGTCATATACGTCCTTCTGCGCCGAAATGTTTTCTACGCTTAAGGTAATCATTATGCTCTCCGGCGCATTGGCCGATATACAAAACACAATCGATTTAGAGCCCGCATCTAAACGGAGGGAAGAACTGAATATTATTTGCCAGGCCATGCGGCGCTCGTGCCTTATGGTACCAGTATCGCTTAAGGGTGGCAATACGGGGGCCGCCGCGGCCGCCGCGGCCGCCGCCGCCGCCGCCGCCGCAGCTGCCGCCGCCGCCGTCGCCGCTTCCATTACTGCGTGTAACGGCGGGTACAGCCCGGCTCCGTCGCAAACGTGGCCAATGCAACACATGCCAACGAACAACCAACAAGTGCCAGGACCACCTTGGCCAATGCAACACATGCCAACGAACAATCAACAAGTGCCAGGACAACCTTGGCCAATGCAACACATGCCAACGAACAATCAACAAGTGCCAGGACCACCTTGGCCAGGATATAAGCCGGAAGAACAGATTCCGTCGCAAACGTTGCCAATGGAACACATGCCAACAAACAACGATTACTTTGGCCAATCCGACCCGCTAGATGTGTCGTTCTTGCCTGGCACAACGCCCGACCCATCTGACTCTTCGACCAGCACAAACGAATCACCCGATATATACGAACTAGGAGCTACAGCCGGTGCGCATAATATAGATGTTCCCAAGAGTGATCAAGAACAACTTGACAAGATTCGGTCAGTTATAGACGGAACATCGCGCAATGTTGAAGCGCTGGCGCAACATAGCGAGGCGGTGAGTCAGCAGCTTCTTGACGCTGAAGCGTCTGGTAAGTCGACGGTGGTAGCGGAGTTGTCAGGCCGATTAAGCGAATTGTCGCAAAAACTAGAATTCGCAAACCAAAAGCAAAACCTCACATTAGATGAACCGACTGAACCGACTCGGCCCCCGAGTAAAGTCCCTGAAGCAATACAGATCATTATCAATCATTTGAAAACGGAACCGGTTATCAACACGGGTACGGTCAATGCCTTCAAGAATGCGGCTAAAATCTACGACAAGGAAATCAGGGAACTTCGAACACACAAAACGCAAGCTGAGTCTAACATTAAATCTCGTTCTGTCATGATGAGACTTGGGCCGCAGCTAACGAGCTTACAGCTCAAAATCGATAATTACGCGGCAATGGTATATCAAGTGTTTGATCGGCTTATCACTTTGTCAGAGCAGCTATCGAATCACCAACACGACACAAAGGGAACACGAATCGCATACATAAAGCTCATCCAGGATGCGGCTGACGAGTTCAAAAAAGAGGAGGACATAGCAAGTATATATCGCGAGTTAAAAAGGTTCGAAGCACTAAAAGAGCTCCTGAACACACGCCCACCGCTCAGTACGAGAGAGGAAATGTACGAAGGAGTCATTAACAACCTCGAGACGAATAATCGGGGGCTCAGAACACAGCTGGACGAACGAGAACGGGCACTATCGTCAAATGGACATTTGTCTTCGGGTGAAGGGGATAAAGGTTTTAATGTTACGGTCGCTGCGCCTCGTGTCGGCGTGGTGGACGGCTTTGACCATGGGACCCCCGAGTTTAAGAAGGACAAAGAAGGCGAAGACATTGGGCTGAGAGGCGAAGGAGATACAGGCGGCGATAGTAATACGCAAGAAATGGTCGCGGATGGCTTTGACTATGAGACCGGCTGGGCCGAAGACATTGAAATAGGGCTGAGAGGCGGCATGGGCGACTCGCAGCTTGAATCTGTAGACGAAGACAGTTTCGTTATCTACTAAATAATGGTCATTTTTTTTGCTGCCTTTTGGCAATATAAGTGCTTTTTGCGGATGGTATCGAAAATAGACTCGCCATATGACCGATTTGTGAAGACTGGTATTGATGCCCGGGTACGCTTCGTTGCCATTTATGTGGCTCCGTCCGTCCTGCTACTCACAGCGATAGTCTACGCATTCGGCGAGTACAAAAAATGGCGCAAAACGGAGGGTAGTGACTATACACTGCTTATTGGCGCCCTACTCTGGACTTTAGGTCAACTATTGACTCTGTACGTGCTAGTCTCAAACACTGCGGGCCTTGGCTTCCATTACCGGCGTCATACAAAGTCAACCAGAACGTAAAAGGTAACGGAAACTATGAGCGAGGCTGCAATAATACGCCATAGACGCGCCTGTGTGATGCTAAGTACGTCATCATCGCCGCACACAAAGGGCGGCGAGATGATCCACAAGCCAATTGCGGAAAATACGAAGGCGCACGCACTTGCAATTGCCGCGGTGCGATTAACCACTGGTATGGTATCTGACGACCACCGCTGCGACATGACTTAATTACAAATGAAAAAAAAAAGTGCGGGAGTAGATAATTAAACCGGTAATTTACTAAGTGACGGCAAGACGACCATCGTAGTGCACGGTAAACCGGCTACCGGTACTTGCCGACTTTTTTGGGTCTATAATTTACATTGCGCTTACTGATCAGTGCCTGGTATATCAGTATATTGTAACTGGTCGAAGTATTCGTTTAACCACATATTGCAGACAGCGTCCAAGAGCCCAGCCAGTACGTGAATTGCGCCGCTTAACGTTACTGTTGCTTTCACGGTTGTCAAGCTCTGCACGCTTTCGTAGGCGATGGTGCAATCAAATTGAGCGCCACCGAATTTGCCCGAGACCGTCGACAACAAGCCATTGTCAACCAAAGTGGTCGTTTCATTGATAATCACTTCGGTTTGTGACTCACCCATTAACAACATAATATCTTTTTGCATGCTGAACTTGGTTTGGTAGTTAAGCGTGTTCTTGTTCGTCTGGTTCGTCTGATCGACCTCCACTGTGTTAGGGTCCTTCATCTTAATCCACATGTATGTATGCAGCATCTCACCCTTAGATTTATTCAGCTCACGTGACTGTACACGGGTCACTGACATGCCTAGTTGCACGAATGTCGGAAATAAAAGGTTAACCAAATGAACGCGTTAACCTGTGTCTGTTTTGACTATGATTTTTTATTCTTTTTGTTACCTCGAACGCACACCGGTCGCACTTGAACAATTGGTTCAAATACAAAAGCACTGTATAGCGCCATTGACGAACAGTTCAAAGATGGAGCGGGAACCAGTGACACTAGACGCAGATTCGCAACGCTTTCGATGATTCGTTCTACGACGGGCCAGTCAATTAGTTTTTCCTTGGCATCGACCAGAACGTCACCCGAATCCGAAGTAATCTTGCAATTGTACAGTCCTGCGGTGGCGTCAATCCATCGCAACGAGACGGTGCCATCGTCTGCACTGTCCTCGTCAAGCAGTCGGTACATGATTTCCCGTGGGTCAGGGCATACGCCCAAAAAAAAAGCACCGGGTTTTAAGTGGAGCTTCAGGAACCGTGCAAACCTAGTCGTGCTCGATTCGGTCATGACAAAGTAGTGAAGCGCAAACATACATATGCCGACGTCGCTTGGTGCTGCGATTACGATTGGTTCGTCGACGGACATATCGGACAAACATAAACAGGCATTTATCCCGAGGTTCACTGCGCGGGAGCATGCTTCCTCGAGCGCCAGGGGGCTGGAATCGACGCCGGTGTAGGTGGACACTTGGCGGTGCACTAGTTTCGAAAGATCGCCGCCCCGTCCACATCCGACGTCAAGAACACTGCAGTTGCGGCCAACGTGAGCCGTGATCATGTGGCGCTTCCACTCGTTGCTTTCGAGGCGCAGCATATCTTCTTTGTTCGCACGGCCAGTTTTGGACGCTTGCTCATAACACATCACCGAATCGATTACCGGGCGGTCCCACTGCGACTTGCCGCACGGGGACCGCCAGTAGACATGTTTTTTGGTCGTGGACCAACACACGGTCCACATAACCACGAGTGATAGTGACACAGGGAACCCACCATCACAAAAATTTACTTTAGCGAAGCACTAGCTAAGCACTTGTTCCAGCAATTGCGCTCGTCTTCTATGCTGTCCCAAAAGTTAGCACTAAGTGCGGGCACAAGGGCCGTGGCGATCCGGCGGCCGTTTGCTACTTTCACGTCAGCGACACAGTCACTCAGGTACATACGGGGGTAGCACGGCCCGCGACGTTTGCCATTGGCAAATACGTCACACTTCATCACAATGTCGTACGCATACACACGGGCGCGATATTTTTGACTGTGCATGAGTCGATGCAGATTTGTTATCCAGCCCTTGCGTCCCTCGGGGCACGTGAACATCTTCGGGTGGGCAGAAATTGCTTCGATCATCTCGGGGTCGATGCCATTGATATAGAAAAGCGCGGTCAGCTTGTTGCGTCCCGCGCTATTCAGTGGGAAGCTGAGCTGATAGGCCTTCGGCCAAGTTGCGGGCGCACCGATCATCTCGGGGACGTGCCGCTGAGCCAACCAGATGGCCCGCCTCTCTGGGGTGCTGCGCAGAGCCGGTGCAGGGCGCATAGTTGTGATATGGCATCTAGTCAGAGACTCTCGGGCACCTAGTCATGACGTAATCGGATCACCTAATTAGCCATGCGAGGGCACCTCGGTGCCCAATTGGCGCAATTCATGCCTGGTTATTTCAGACAACCTCGCCATTTTCATCAATGACGTGAGACAAATAAATTTTGTCACGCGGTTGAATAGACAGCGTGCGGTGCATCTTCTTTCTGTTAAACGTGTTGTGTCGACCGACAAATATGCGTTCGCCCTCTCTGGGCGGTGTGCTCACTAGTTGGCCACGTGTTTTATGCTCGGTGACTACGCCGTTGACATGTAGTCCACGTTCTCTAGCGATCTTCATAATTTCAAATGCATTTGAGTGAATGCTGTTTTGGTCGGTTTCGTAGCAATCCCAGACGTCGTAAGTCGAGAGCCAGCATCCTTCCGGTAGATACGATTGCAAGGCTTCGTTCGACAGCTCCGATATTCGTTCGCAAAACCGCTCCATGGTTCTACTAATGTCAATTTTTCGGCGATTCAGCCGTCGGCGCGGTGGTGTTTGTGGTTGGGCGGGTCGCTCCTGTGTAATTGTGATGGTGGGTTCTGGATAATCCATATTTACGGTGTGCGTTTGATAACCTAATGAAAATATCATTCCAAAAATAAAGGGCATGACGATTGATGACAAGGATCCGACTGACATTTGTGATAAACTGCGCAAACAGCTAGGTGATCAACCGTACTCTGCCATCAGTTTGAATGCAATCGAGGGCTACGATGAAACGACGCTCGAACAAGTGATTACCGTAGCAAAACAGCGAGCTATTAACGAAGTCGAGTACGACAAAGTTGCCACACGACTGCGCTTGCAGAAGATCTACCTAGACAACCGCAAGTGTAGCTTTTCCGAGTTCGTTAAGGCACTGCGTCACCGTTATACAACAAAATTCTTGCGCTTCGTCGAGGACCACGCAGCCGACCTTGACAACGAAATCTACGTAACACAGTTGCTCGATTACGATTACCTAGACATTTTTGGAATGGAGACACTTCTAAAGGGCTACCTAATGCGCTCAAGCACGCTCGTGAATAGTTCCGAAGAAGCGAGGCCTTCGATGTGCGAGCTTCCATGTTTCTTGATGATGCGGTGCGCAATTGTGTGCTCAATGGCACGTCCCACGGACGACGTTTTGCAGCTCACTAAGAACACGTACGAGTTACTGATCAGGCGAAGGGCCACCTTCGCAACGCCGGTGATGTTTAATGCCGGGGCAAACAAGAACGCAAATCTTGCGTCGTGCTACCTGGTCGCCATGACGCCCTCGGAGGATTCGATAGACGGCGTCTTTAGTACTTTGCACAAATGCGCATTAATAAGCTCGATGTCGGGAGGACTGGGAGTTTCTATGCATGATATACGGGCGCGTGGGTCGCCGATTAATGATGGTGAGGGCACAGCGCAAGGCCTTCTGCCGGTGATGAGACAATTTAACGAAATGGCGAGAACAGTCGACCAGGGCGGCGGCAAGCGCCGCGGAAGTTGCGCAGTCTACATCGAACCGTGGCACGCCGACTTGTACGCGTTCCTGGACGCTCGTATCACACATGGTCAGTTTGAACAGCGCACCCACGACCTCTTTCTGGCGCTTTGGGTACCTGACCTCTTCATGCAGCGCGTGGAAAGAGACGAGCTTTGGTCCTTCTTCTGTCCAAAAAAATGCCCTGGTCTTGCAAACGTTTGGGGTGACGAATTCGTCAAGCTATACACGAAATATGAGGACGAGCGCTTGTTTGAACGCCAACTTTCGGCACGCGACGTGTTTTCTCGTGTCTTAATTACTCAGGCGAACACGGGGCAGCCTTACATGATGTACAAGGATAGCGCCAATCGTAAGAGCAACCACCAGCATCGTGGAACAATCCGTTCGTCAAACTTATGCGCTGAAATCATCCAGTACACGGCGTCCGACGAGACAGCCGTATGCAACCTCGGATCACTATCACTCCCGTCCTTCGTCGCCGAGGACGGCTTAGACTTCAAAACCCTCTGGAAAACGGCGCATCACTTTTCGCAGCAGCTCGATGCCTTAATTGACGCAACTGAGTATCCGACGGAATCGGCACGCAAATCAAACATGCTCATGCGCCCAATCGGCTTAGGAGTCTCAGGGCTATGGGATGTCTTTGCGGAGCTTGACCTCGTATTCGGCTCACCCGAGGCGATAGAGCTTGACAGGAAAATATTTGCTTGCATCTACCACGCTTGCATCTCCGCAAGCATTGAGCTTGCAGCAAGCTTCGGCGCATACCCGAAACATCTTGACAGTCCTGCCGATCGGAACCGACTGCAGCCCGACCTGTGGAATGTGGAGACGCCGCACGAAGAGAGCCTTTCTGACGGATTTTCGCTCGACTGGCGCAAATTGCGAGCGAACCTGGCAAGTACTGGTTTGAGGAACAGTCTAAGTGTTGCGATCATGCCAACTGCATCAACCGCACAGATCATGGGGAACACCGAGAGCATAGAACCGCCGACTGCACTCATCATGGTACGACGTGTCATATCTGGCGACCACGTCGTCACCAACAAAGTACTCAGACGAAACCTGCTTAGACGCGGCCTGTGGACTCCCGAGCTGGTCAAGAGAATCATAGCGGATCACGGGTCCGTGCAGAAAATAGACAAACTCACCGATCACGATAAGCAGGTCTTTCGGAACGCGTGGGAGATTCCGCAAAGAAGCATTGTTGAGCACGCGGCCGCTCGTGGCCCGTATGTCTGTCAAGGCATGTCGATGAACATTCATCTTTCCGACGCAAGCGAGGGCAAGCTGACGGCGCTGCACTTTGCGACTTGGAAAGCTGGTCTTAAGACGGGAAGCTACTACATCCGCACGAGCGACCCTAGCAGGCCAGTCCCCGTGACTGTAGAGCGCGAGTGCCTTTCGTGTTCGGCGTGATCGCCTCAAAAATAGATCTAGGGCGTCGCAGCGTCACCTGGTTGATCATCGTCAGGCATTATGGCAGTATTACGCACACCGCCATTATTGCACTATTTTTTTAAAAAAACGTAGACATATCATGAAAATACTGACATATCATGAAAATACTTACAGATAACGAAGTCGAGATATCGAGTTCTCCGGAAAACGGAAAGCCCAATACGAAAATTGTGTTTGATATTATGAATCGTCATGCTTACAATTACTACGGAGACGACCGAATGTGCGGCGGGCTCATAACACATACATACATGAGAAAAGTACTCAGGAAACTTGCGAACTTACACTCTTCGAAAAAAAGTGTAATATTTTCGTCATTCGATGAACGCATGCCACGTGCAATGCTTGTTGCGACCTTTAACCTCAAACAGAAAACAGTTTTTATCGATTTGGTGTGCGCCATAAAATTTCCCCAAATAGCAAACAAGGAGGGGTGGGCTGCTATGTTAATTGTCTGGTTAGTTTACTATTGCCAATCTCACAATTTTAAGAGCATCTCGCTCATGTGCACGTCAGAAATTCCTGACCACCTAAAAAAACCGTTCGATGTGCACGACAAAAGCGTTGGCGTGAGCCTTCTATCGCGCTACCAGAAGCTTCGCTTCCGTCCGGTGGCACAGTTCAGACACGAATACCTAATGCGTATCGATCTGACCAAATCGTTCCCAAAAAATCGCATTAAATTTCCGCTGACTAAGGGTTGGTTACATCCCATTGACACAACTCACACGTTTGTGCGCAGGACAGTGGTCGAATCGGAATCGGAATATGAATCAGAACCGGAATCGGAATGAATCAATCGTCGAATAATCTCAGCGTTAACAAACTAATGGATCTCTCAAATCCCTCGTCCGCATTCCCGCTGAAAACAGTAGTGGTGGGATTTGTGGACACGCCCGAGAGCCGTGCGTTACTGAAAGACGACGACAATAATCGTGTCATTTCCATTCTTAACAGTCACGGGTCAATAGGCCCTCTTCTGACGTACGCTTTCGTCGAAAATGCCGGCGACGACATCTCGGACCTCACCTTTACCTGGATGACAGACGACAACATGATCGAGAGCTATGGCGAGATGTTTCGCGGCTACAGCGCTGCAAACTTAAGCGCTCGGTTCCCCGCCAAAGTGTACCTAAACGCACAGAACTGGTCGTCGCTGCGGTCGCACCAACAGAAGTGGCGGGAAACATACCCAGACAATGCGCTCGACATGTACCGGCGCTACGTCGTGAGTCACGAGGTGGGCCATGTGATGGGGCTCGAACACTCTGTATCGAAATCAAACGATTGCGACATAATGGAGCAGCAAACATTCGATCCGAAACGTGATTGTCGTGTGTCGCCAGTGATACAGCCGGATACGGCCCGTAAATTGATCGTTCGACGATCATCGCACCCGTTGACACGTCAATAAATTTGTTTCAATGTGCTTCTTTGCGCTTGCGCTTTTTGGAAAACCAAGTTGCCATAAGAAGACCAAGTTCCGCAAGCTCGTTGCGGTGGCACGGCGGGACTTTGGTGTGTCCGTATCGGATGTGATAGCACAGGATTGCGAACGAACGCGCGGCCTTGACGTTTTTCGGCTCGGCGTAGCTTTCGAAGACGGCGTCGTAGCCGGCCGGACCGCCGCCGTTTTTAAACGCCTTGTCTCGCGGCACGTTCACGTCCAAGCCACGTTCTTTGATGCTGCGAAACGTCGGCATGTGTTCGCGCCATGTTGCAAGTGTTAAGTCCATCTCAAATCCCATCTCCGCAAGCTCGTTGCAGTAGCACGGCGGGACTTTGGTTTGTCCCGATCGGATGTCAATGGAAAGTTTTGCGAACGAACGCGCGGCCTTGACGTTTTTCGGCTCGGCGTAGCTTCCGAAAACGGCGTCGTAGCCGGCCGGACCGCCGCCGTTTATAAACGCCTTGTCGCGCGGCACGTTCACGTCCAAGCCACGTTCTTTGATGCTGCGAAACGTCGGCATGTACTTGTCCGTGAACGTTTTGAGCGACTTCTTCCGCTGCTGTTCGGCCATTTTTTTTGTCAGCGTCTCACCCTGACCG